CGAGGACGCAGGCGGCGCGGGTGACCGAGATGCTCGACGACGATGTCGTACCGTTCTGAAAGGAGCACGTCATGCAAGGTCAGAGGCTCTACCGCGCCGAGCTCGGAACGAGCGTCAACGCGAAGACGGGTCACTCGACGCTGTCGTGGTACGGCACGGTCACCGAGTGCGGCGAGTGGGTGGAGCATGGCAAAACGAGGTGGCGTCGCGACGCCACGTGGCACGAGACCGAGGCGGGGGCGCTCGCGTCGCTCGCCGACCGGATCGAGGCGATCGCGCTGGCGTGCAACAAGCAGGCGAGGCGGCTGCGGTTCGCCGTGAGCGAGGAGGTGGCAGATGCGACGTAGCCAGCGAGAAGAGCCGCTGACGATCACGCTCGATGTCGTCGTCGCAGAGCTGGAGCGCCACGGCTGCGAGCGGATGGCGGCGTACGTGCGAGACCTGGGCAACGGCGTTGCCAACGCGAACCGGCGGCGGCAGTGGGCAGAAGACGATCTCGCGAAGGCTCTTGAGCGGCTGCACGTACACGAGCCGCCACAGAAGCCGAGGACGGACTGTCGCAACGGAAAGCCTACGGAGATGTCGGACGGTTGAACAACCCGGCCCGCCCTGGTCGCAGCGGCTGCTCCATACCGGCTGCATGGGTCGCGTCGCGGCGAGTCGCGAGTAACCACCGCAGTCGAGGCGCGACGCTTCCTCGCGTGACTCGACCGGATGCCCCACGAGACGGGGCCGAAACACGGAGGTTGGCGTGATTGACTTGATCTCACAGTGGTGCGAGCGACTGAAGACGCTGCCGATGGCGCAGCAGGTCGAGGAACTCAACTCGGCGCGTCGGCTCATGCACGAGGCGGGCCCGTTCTGCCGTGAGCCGGTGGACTGCATTCAGTGGGTTCACACCGACTCGGTCCAGGCGAACGACTACAACCCGAACAGCGTCGCGCCACCAGAGACGGAACTGCTCAAGGTTTCCATCCTCGAAGACGGCTACACGCAGCCGATCGTGGCGTGGCGTCGAGAGTCGCACCACGAGGTGGTGGACGGCTTTCACCGGAACCGCGTCGGCCGCGAGTGCATGGAAGTTCGCCAGCGAATTCGCGGCTATCTGCCGCTGGCGGTCATCAACACCGAACGCGAAGACCGTGGCGACCGGATTGCGTCCACCATTCGCCACAACCGAGCGCGAGGGAAGCACGCCGTCGCGGCGATGAGCGACATCGTCATCGAACTGAAGCGGCGCAACTGGTCCGACGAGAAGATCAGTCGCGAGCTCGGCATGGATCAAGACGAAATCCTACGGCTGTGCCAGATCAGCGGACTCGCCGACCTCTTCAGCGATCAAGAGTTCAGCCGCTCTTGGGACGTTGAGGGCGCTGTCACTGAGTCGGACTTCGTGGAGCTCACCGACGACGCCGACAGTTACGGCGAGCAGACCGACAATTGGCGGACCGTCAACACGTCAGACGAGGGCCGCGTCTTCCATACGTTTGACAAGTGGGAATGCCACAAAGCCGGGTTCTATGCCACCACGAAAGACGGCATGAATAAGGCGCAATGCGAGGAGGCGATGCGAGAACTACTCGCCGACCTTCCTCGATTCAAGGCGGCACTCCAGGGCGTCGTCACCGAGTGGAAGCATTCGTGCGAACACTACCTGACGAACAACGCGATGAACCGGATCGCGTGGCTCGGGCAGGCGGCGACGTGCTACGCGCTCGGCATTCCCGCGACCTATCGCGGCGGGTTCTACCTGCTCACTGAGCGACAGCAAAAGGCTGCAAACAAGGCTGCTCTGGACGCTTTGAATCAGTGGCTGAAGGCGAATGGCAGGGACGCGGTCGGCATGGACGAAGCGGCTCCCGATCGCGAGATGGAGATTTACTGATGGGCGTCAAGCGTTACCGAGACGTGGACGTGCTCACTGCGGCCCGGCGTCGGATTGCCGACACGTTCGATCACTTCGAGCGGATCTATGTCGCTTTTTCCGGCGGCAAGGATTCGAGTGTGATGCTTCATCTCGTCATGGATGAGGCGATCAAGCGAGGTCGCAAGGTCGCTGTGATGTTCATCGACTTCGAGGCCCAGTACGCGGACACGATCTCGCACGTCGAAGAAATGTTCTCGATGTACCAGAGGCACATCGACGCTCACTGGATTTGTATGCCGATGCTCCTGCGGAACGCGGTCACCAACTACGAACCCAGGTGGACTTGCTGGGACGAGGCGAAGCGTGCCGCGTGGATTCGCGACAAGCCGATGGGCTGCAAGACCGAACGAGACTACCCGTTCGCCGTGGCGGGCATGGAGTTCGAGGAGTTCATCGTGCTGTTCGGCGAATGGTACGGCCAGGGTGAGCTCGCCGCCGGGTTTATCGGCATCCGTGCTCAAGAGAGTCTGCACCGCTACTGCGCCATCGCCACGTGGGAAAAGCGCGGCAAGACGTTCGGCGGTCGCCGATGGACGACCAACATCGTGGACCGCGTCTACAACGTCTACCCAATCTATGACTGGCTGACTGAGGACATCTGGCGATACCACGCCCGATATACGGACAAGCCGCACAACGGCATCTACGACCGGATGCACCAGGCGGGAGTGAAGCTCTCGCAGCAGCGACTGTGCCAGCCGTTCGGCGACGACCAGCGTCGCGGGTTGTGGCTCTACCACATCCTCGAACCGCAGACGTGGTTCAAGCTGGTCGCCCGCGTGAACGGAGCGAACAGCGGAGCGCTCTACATCGAGGAGCGCGGGAACATGACTGGCTATCACCGGATCAGCAAGCCCGAGGGACACACGTGGCGATCGTTCTGCAACCTGCTCTTGCAGACGATGCCTGCCAAGACTCGCGATCACTACACCGAGCGGTTCAAGAAGTTCATCTGGGGATGGCGGCAGCGAGGCTATGCGTCGATCCCCGACGAAGCGCCGCCGGAACTGGAGGCCAAGTGCTGGGCACCGTCATGGCGACGCATGTGCAAGGTGCTCTTGCGGAACGACTACTGGTGCAAGGGGCTCGGCCAGACGCAGCCGAAGAGCGAGGCGTACGGCGAGTACATCCGCATGAGAGACGCGCGTCGGGCCGCAGAGAAGGCGGCTCGTGAGGCACGTCCGAAGAAGACCAAGCAGGGGAAGACCCTGTTCGACACGGAGGCCGTGGCATGAGCAACGACTTCTTCCACCTCGACACGATCTCGCGGTGCGCTGACCTGCCACTCTTCGCCCAGCGACCGCCATCGGCTCGCGGAAGCGTGACCTCGGCGGCGGCGGCCGACTCGCTCGACGGCGAGACGCTCAACGCGATGCAGCGTCGCGTGCTCGCGCTGCTCCAGGCGACGCCCGGCGGGCTGACCGACGAGGAGATGCAGCGGCGGCTCGGGATGAACCCGAGCACGCAGCGGCCCAGGCGAATCGAGCTCGCGAGGCGCGGGTTAGTCGTGGCGGATGGGACGAGGAAGACGAGCAGTGGACGGTGGGCGACGGTGTGGAGGGTCGCGTGAGTTCTGCAAGAGACCACCAGAACCGGCAGATGTCTGCGGTCAGCGACCGCTACCGGCGTGTTTTCTGCTGGCTCTTGCAGAGATACGAAAGGTCGATCGCCTCACAAGTGCAGGACTCACACCAGAAGGGAATGGCTTGGCAGTCGCGGTTTGCCGAGATGTCGCGCGGGCGAGGTTTGTCTGTTGAAAAGGGTGAGGGCCGCGCTGATTGGATCGTTTCGGGCAAGAAGGTTCAGTGCAAAAACATCGACTCGCAGCGAGACGGAATGATCGACATATCCAACATGCGACCAGTCAAGGCGAATGGCGGGCATCGCGGCTACTTAGCTCATGAACTTGACGTTCTTGCGTTACTGCATCTGAGCCAGGTCTATCTGATCCCGCGAAGCAGCATTTGCGATGACCAAGGCGTGATAAGCGGAAGGGTCCGGCCTGAGTTCATCAAGCAGTTCCATGAAAACTGGGCGGTGTTCGACTGCGAATACGTGCCGCCGCTTCGAGATCGGCAGCAAACTTTTTTCGGGAGGGATTGAAGTCATGAAGACCGTCACGGGAATCACGATTGACCGAGAGTTTCGCGGTCTTATTCCAGCACTGAGCCAAGAGGAACGCGAGCAACTGGAGGCGAATATCGTCGAGCACGGTGGCGCTCGCGATGCTCTTGTGGTTTGGCAGCGTGACGACGGCGACGACATCCTCTTAGACGGCCACAACCGCTACGAAATCTGCGAGCGGCTCGGGCTGCCGTATGAAGTCGAGTACCTGGAGTTTGCAACGCGAGACGAAGCCGCAGATTGGATGGATCGCAATCAGTTGGGCCGACGCAATCTGTCGAAGCAGGATTACAAGCTGCTGCTCGGGCGGCGATACAACCGCGCGAAGAAACAGGGGGAGCGAACTGACCTAACTTCTGGCAAAAGTTGCCAGAAGTCCACCACGGCAGAGCGGATTGCTAAGGATCACGGCGTCACTGAAAAGACCGTCCGCAACGCCGGCAAGTTCCAAGAGGCAGCTTCCAAGCTCGGGATCGAGAAGGACATCGCTGCCGGTAAGGTGAAGGCGACAGAGGCGGCTGTTGTCAAAGCGGCAACGTCGTTGCCGAAACAACCGACACGCGAGCAGGTCGAAGCTGCCCGCGAAGAGATACAGCAAGAGAAGCCGCGACGCAGGGTCAGCAAACCGGCCGTCGAGGTGTTCAAGGCTTATCCGCCGACGCGGTGCCTTGAGGCCGTGAAGTTCTACGCACAAGAGTTTCTTGAGCGGTGCCCGGCTCGCGCTGACGAGCTGCGCTCCGTTCTGGTTGAGCAGATCGCGTCGTGCGACGCGACGAAGTGAGGAAGAGAGGAGGCTCATCATGAGCTATGAACTGGTCGGTACGCCGAGGACTCACAGCGTGACCAAAGCCTTGGCCGAAAAGTGGTCTGCACTTGAGGCAGTCAGGAATGACCGTCCGCTGTCAGTTCGCCGAGTCGAGGTTTACAAGAAATTGGCCGCTGCTGGGCTCATGCGTCCCGTGCGTTGGGCGAAGGCTCACTGCCTGGAGACGCAGGAGAACTACCGCGTCAACGGTAAGCACACCAGCACGGCGTTCT